CTGGTAATGCTCCGCTTTCTACCGAAGTCATTTGCGGCGATGCGGCCAACAGTCTGACCGCTACCGGCTCCACCACCGCCGATGCTCTGCAACTGAGCGCGGTTCTCAACAACGTAACGACCACCGCCGCATCTACCGGCGTCAAGCTTCCGCCCGCCGAAATGGGCGCTATGGTTGTCGTGTTCAACAGCGGCGCAAACTCGCTGACGGTCTATCCCATCGCGGGCACGACCATCGACGGCAGCGCGTCTGTTGCTATTGCAACGGGCAAGGAGCGCATCTTCTTCGGCTTCTCCCCGACCGTCTGGCTTTCACATCTCGGAGCGTAATTCATGCTGGATAGCGATGTCCACAACTCGGACACCCATCTTTTCGTTGAGTTTTATGAATACGAAAACGACCCCTACAAGGGACGGCCTTTCGTCAGGATTATGACCCCTGGAGACAAAACGAACGTCATTGAGACGTTTGCCAACGACGATCACAAGATGCGGTTCCCGCGCCAATGGCTCTCTTTCCAGATGAGGGGTTCCGACGAAGTTGCAATGCTGATTGGCGTCCCGCTGTCGCGGTGGCGTCAAGAGCGACCAGATGACCTTAGCGAAGTGCAACAGGCTGAGTTGCAAATCCTGAAGTTCCAGACGGTCGAACAGGTTGCCACTTCGACGGACGCGCAGCTTCAGCGGATCGGAATGGGGGCTGCGGGACTTCGGGAACGTGCCCGCGCCTATCTCACCGGCAAGAACAACGCGGAAGCAGAAAGCAAGATCAGCGCCCAACAGGCCGAAATTGACGAACTCAAGAAGCAGATGCAGGCCATCTTGAGCGAGCGGCGAGGCCCTGGACGCCCCAGGAAGGAAGATACGGTAAATGCCATCGACAATGCTCCAGTTGGTGACTCAGGTCACAAATGAACTAGGCATTTCGACGCCTGCGTCGGTTGCCGGTAACGCTAATCAGGACGTAGTTCAGCTTCTCGCGTTGATGAACGCATCGGGATACGAACTGCTCCGAAAGGCTGACTGGCGAAGGCTTACCGCCGCGCATTCCTTCTTCACGGAATTCACGACCACTACGGGCACCTACACAACGGCGGCAAGGACGGTTACGGGCATTCCGTCCACCGCTGGGCTCGACACGACCTATATGGCCGTGGGCTTGGGCCTGCCAAACGGCACGTTCATCGAAAGCGTAGATTCGCTCACACAGGTCACGCTGTCGGCTTTCCCGCAAGACGCGGCGACCGGCGGCACCATCTATTTCCAAAAGGTCAAATACGACTTCCCGGCTGACTACGACGCCATTGTTCCTCGCACACAGTGGGACAAGAGCAAGCATTGGGAAATGCTCGGCCCGGAGAACGCCCAACAGTGGGAATGGCTGCTGAGTGGCTATATCAGCACAGGCCCGCGCATTCGGTGGCGTCTGTATGGCGACTATTTCCAGATTTGGCCGGGGCTTTCGACGGCTGAAAACCTTAGCTTTGAGTATCGCAGCAATAGTTGGGCTCGCAGCGCCGCTGGCGTTCCGAAGACCAGTTTTACGCTCGACACGGATACTTGCATCTATCCCGACCGGGTTATGGTGCTGAACACGAAGCTGAAGTATTTTCAAGCCAAGGGCTTCGACACCACGGCCCTGTATCGGGACTATTACACCGAACTGGATACGGCGATTGCACAGGACACTTCGTCCGCGAACCTCTCCTTTGCGCCGCGCCCTGGAAACATCCTGATCGGCTACGACAACATTCCTGACAGTGGATACGGGCGGTAATGGGCTTCTCGCCTCGCACATTGGTTCAGAGGGCTTCGGCGCAAGTCGAATCCCTGCCCGCACCTGTCGGGGGCTGGAACGCCCGTGACTCGCTGGCAAATATGGATGCGATGGACGCGGTGACGATGGTCAACATGTTCCCGACCGTCTCCAGCGCGGTTTTGCGTGGCGGATACACCGAACACGCGACCGGCCTTGATGGTCAGGTGCAGTCGCTCATGACTTATGCGGCGGGGCCGGTTACGGAACTGTTTGCGGTGACGGACACCGGCAAGCTTTACGATGTAACGTCAAGCGGCCCTGTCGGCGCTCCGCTGGTGACGGGGCTGTCGGGCGGCGTATGGGAACACGTTAACATCACGACGAGCGCGGGTAGTTACCTTGTCGCGGTCAACGGCGCTAACGAGCCCGGCCTGTATGACGGGACGACTTGGACAAGCATTTCGACGGGCAGCGGTGGAACTCAGATTTTCGGAGTGACGACAAGCGATCTTATCAACGTGGTGCTGTTCAAGAACCGGCTGTGGTTCATCGAAAAGAACACGCTGAACGCTTGGTATCTGCCGACGGACTCCATCTATGGCACGGCGCAGAAGCTGGAAATGACCGCGATTGCCCGACACGGCGGGCATCTGGTGGACCTCGACACCTGGACTATCGACGCGGGCTACGGCGTGGATGACAACCTTGCGTTCATTACGAGCGAGGGCGAGGTTATCTTGTGGAGCGGCACAGACCCATCCAACGCTAACACGTTTGCTCTGATCGGCGTGTGGAAGCTGGGTTCGCCCATCGGTCAACGCTGTATGCTGAAGTGGGGCGGTGACTTGCTGGTCCTCACCTATGACGGCTTGGTCCCAATGGCGTCGTCCCTGCAAAGCAGTCGCCTTGATCCGCGTGTGGCGCTGTCAGACAAGATACAGGGCGCGATTACGGCGGCTACGACCGCTTATGGCGGGGACCATACGTCTATCGGCTGGCAGATCACATACACCGCCAAGCACAATGCCGTTTGGATCAACGTGCCTGTCTCACTTGGCTCTCAAGAGCAATATGTGATGAACACCATCACAAAGTCATGGTGCCAGTTTCAGGGCTGGGCTGCGAACTGCTGGGAGATTTACGAGGACGACGCATACTTTGGCGGCAACGGGATTGTTGGCTTGGCGTGGGATGAGACCTATGCCGACAACGGAGCTGACATTGAGACAAGCGTTATCCAGGCGTTCAACTATTTCGGTAGCCGGGGCGTCAAAAAGTATTTCACGCGGGCACGTTACAGTTTGTTCACCAACGGGTCGCCTTCGATCTTCGTGGGCATGAACACTGACTTTGACGTTACGGCCAATCCGGCCCCGCTGTCGTTCTCTGTAGCGAATGCCGCTACATGGGACGTGTCGTTGTGGGACGTTGGCTATTGGGGCGCTGGCTTGGTGATGACGAACCAATGGCAGGGCGTCACCGGCATTGGCTATTGCGGTGGACTGCAATTCAAGTCGTCAAGCCAGGGCGTCCAGATTGAATGGGCTTCAACAGATGTGGTGTATCAAACCGGATGGGCTGGCATATAGCGAGCGGACCCGAAATCGGGTATTGGGTAAGTGAACATTTGGGCTCGGGCTACAACCCGTCAAGGTCAAATGCGATTGGACTGGTCAGGGATGGCAGGATTGTAGCGGGCGTTGTTTACACGGATTGGAACGGCAAATCTTTGGTTTGCCACATTGCAATCGACGGACGATTAAACCGCCTCTATCTGTTTGCCATCTACGATTATGCGTTCAATGTGTGTAATGTAGACAAGATCATTGTGCCGGTTTGGTCGGACAATGACAAAAGCATTCGGATGGTAACTCGCATGGGGTTTGCCGAAGAATGCCGAATCAAAGACGCGCAACCGAATGGCGACATTCTATTGCTCACGATGAAGAAGTCAGATTGTAGGTTCCTAGGGGACAGATATGGGAAAGAAAACGCCAGCACCGCCCCCCGCGCCTGATTACGCGGCGGCGGCTACAGCACAGGGGCAAGCCAACCTTAACGCGGGCTTGCAGACGGCTGGCATCAGCAATCCTAACATCATCAGCCCGTATGGGAACCAAACCGTCAGTTGGGATATGAGCGATCCCAATATGCCGAAGCCCACGATTACGCAGACGCTCACGCCTGACGCGCAAGCCGCGTTGAATGCACAGCAGCGGGTGCAGCGCGAGTTTGCCGACCTCGGAAGCCAGGGCGTTGCCAACGCGCAAAAGATTCTCGGAACGCCTTTCGACTACCAAGGCCCCGGAATTCAGACCTCGTTCAATCAAGGCCCTGCCCTGAATTATGGCCCGACGATGGGCCAATACGGCATGGCGCAAGGCGTTGATGCAAACCAATTCGGACAAAACCGTGGCGTCAATGCGGGCGATTACGGACAGGCCGGGGCGGTCAATCCTAATGCCTACGGACAGGCGGGTAGCGTCAATCCGAACGATTACGGTCAATCCAGGGGCATCAACTACGGCGACTTTGAACAGGCCCGTAGCCTTGGCGCGGGCGATTTTGGCCTTGCAAACGCCATCAACGCCAATGAGTTTGGCTTGGCTTCCGGTATGCGGGACGCGAAGTATGGTTCGGCGCAACGCAACCTGAACCTGTCCGGCGTCGCCAATATGCCGGTCAATGCGGGGATGACAGGTCAGCAGGCTATCCTGCAACGGCTCGCGCCTCAGATGCAGCGCCAGCGCGAGGGCCTGCGGACCCAACTGGTCAATCAGGGCTTCCGCCCCGGCACCGAAGCCTACAACCGGGCTATGGAGCAGCAGGGCCAGCAAGAAAACGACATGTTCACCCAAGCCGCCATGCAGGGCATTGGTCTTGACATGTCGGCTAACCAGCAGGGCTTTGGACAGGCGGCTACAGCGGCGGGGCTCTATAACCAAGGGCTCGGCCAGGACTTCGGCCAAGGACTTGCGGCGCTTCAAGTCAGCAATCAGGCCATCGGCCAGAACTTCGGTCAAGGGCTGTCGTCACAGCAACTCAAGAATGCGGCTGTGTTTCAGAACTTCAACCAAGGTCTTGAGGCGCAAAAACTTCGCAATCAAGCAATTGACCAGAATATGCGCAATGCGCTTATGGCGCAGAACTCGCAAAACGACGCCATCAATCAAAACTTCGGTCGCGGTGTCACTTCTCAGCAACTTACAAATCAGGCCATCGGCCAAAACTTTGGCCAAGGCGCAACTGCACAGCAAATGCAGAACGCTGCGATTGGTCAAAACTTTGGACAGGGCGCAACGGCACAGCAAATGCAGAACGATGCTGTAAACGCAAACCTTGCTAACGCCATGAGCGCCCAAGGCATGAACAATGCTGCGATGCAGCAGAACTATGGGCAAGCTGCAAATATTGCCGGGCTGTATAACTCAGCGGCGGCGCAACAATACAACCAGAACATGCAGGGCGCTCAATTCGGCAATATGGCTTCCGATCAGGCCCTTGCTCGCGCTCTGCAACTCCGGTCACAGCCTCTTAACGAGATCACGGCGCTCATGGGTGCATCGCAAATCCAGAACCCGCAATTCCAGGGCTACACGGGTGCGAACGTCAATGCGGCTCCGGTCTATCAGGCGGCGGGCGATCAGGCCAAGTATGGCATGGACGTTTACGGTCAACAGATGGCGGCTCGTAATGCCAATATGGCGGCGCTTGGTAGCGTTGCCGGGGCTGGCATGGGCATGTTTAGCTTCACCAGCGATATGCGCCTGAAGTCCAACATTGAGCGCGTGGGCACACATGCCAACGGCGTTGGTGTCTATGAGTATGACATTGACGGTCATCGCGAACGCGGCGTGATGGCGCAAGAAGTGTTGCACGTGAAACCTGAAGCCGTCACTATGCGCGACGACGGCTTCTATATGGTCAACTACGGGGCTCTGTAATGCCGCAAGTCAGCCTTACCGATTACAGGGCCACACAAGAGGCCGCTGAACGCCAGAAGCGCCTAGCAGCGGCCTTGCGTGAACAATCGACCTCGCCCATTCAGGTCCAGTCATACAACGGCATTCAGGCCCCTATTCCTTTCGCGGAAGTGCTGGCTAGGGCGTTGTCTGGCTATGCTGCGAATCGCAAGGAGGCAAAGGCCGATGAAGCCATTGCTGCGGGCCGCGCCAAGGCTCGCACTGAGGCTATGGACTTCGTAAAGGGCCTGAAGCAAGAGACGCCCCAGGATCGTTTCATCGCGCCGCCGAACTTCCAGCCTGAACAGACCGGGATTATCGACCGGCTGAAGCAGGCGGGACAATCGTTCATGCCTCAACAAGCGCAACAGATGTCGGCCCCACAAGCGCCGCCGCCTATGGCCCCGGCACAGCCTATGCCTATGCCGCAAGGCCCTGAAGTCGCGCCTCAGATGTCCGACATGCGGCAAGTCCCGGCTGAACTCCAGAGCCGCGCTCGCTCGCCCGAAGAACAGCAGCAGATGCTTATGGATGCAACCATGAGCGGGAACCCGTATCTGGAAAGCATTGCGCCGAAGATGTATGCGGACATGGAAGCTTCCATGCAGGCGCAAGAGGATCGTGACCGAAAGGTTCAGGCGATTATGGGCCTTGATGCGACGGATGAGCAAAAGCAGCAGATGATGGCTGCTGAAATGGGCCTAAGCGACAATCCGGCGTTCAGGAATGCCATTAAGCCACCTGTGCCAATCCAGTCGCCCGAAGGCGTCATTGGCCTTGTGGCCCAAAAGGTTGCCAATGGCGAACCGCTGTCTGAGGGCGAAAAGCAGATTTGGCAAATGTATACCGACCGCCAGCGCAAGATGTCTTACATTGCTCCGCGTGGGGGCGGTGGATCGGGTGGCGGTGGACCGGCCCCCGTAAGAGTTCCTACGCTTAAAGAGATTGACGCTGCAATCTTGGCTGCGGGAGGCTAATCATGACCGACCTTAGCAAAATGTCGTTGGAGGAACTCAGGGCGCTCCGCGCTCGCGTAGCTGGCACCGCCGCGCCTACAGCCCCGGCTACGCCCGGCCCGCGCCCTGTTGCCAGTGGGGACCTTATTCAACAACAGATTGGCGGCAGAGTTTATAATACCCAAGCCGGTAAAGACCTTGCGGTTCGTGATAGCGAACTAACGTCTCAGGCTCAAGCTGGCGCTTTGCAGGGCTCTGACACAATTGATCGGGCCAAAGAAATTAGCCCATTGCTCAATCAAACCTATACTGGTCCTGGGGCTTATTTTGGCGCTTTGGGCTCAATTCCAAAATCCGGCCTTCAAGACCTTACTAATCTCAGCACCGTCAAGCGACTTGGCGGAAAGGGCGTCTTTGGCGACCTTGATAAACTGAAGGGCGCAATTTCCGACAAGGACGTTAAGTTTCTTCGGGAGCAACAGGTTGACCCCGGAAAGACGCGAGAGGAAAACCAGCGCATTGTGAAACTCATGGAGTGGACCGGAGTTAGGTCCAAGGCTTATGAGGGCGCATTGAATGCTTGGGCTAATCGGCTTGGCTCTCCGTCTGCAAAAAATGCTAGTGGACAGTCTTTCATAGGCTGGTGGGCGGATTGGTCTGAGAAAAACATTCCAAGGCCGGGCATTTCGGAGTCAAAGCCTCAAGGCAATCCTAGGTTCAAAGTCATTTCTGTTGAAGATGTGCAGTAATGGCCGATAAACAATACACCTTTGAATACGGCGGTAAACGCTACAAGGTCCAAGGCCCCCCTGGCGCTACTCAGGCCGAATTGCTTGAGGCTGCGGGCGTTCAAGAACAAGGTTGGTTCGACAAAAACGGTCGCACACTAATGACTGCCGCAGGGGCGGGGCTTGGCATGGTTGCCGCCGCGCCCGCTGCTGTTGGCGGAACCGTGCTTAGTGGCGGCGCTCTTACGCCTGCGGCCATTGCCCTTGAGGCGGGCGCGGCTGGCCTTGGCGGCGGCATTGGAAGCCAAGCGTTTGACGTTGTTCAAACCCTGCGTGGCCGTGGCCGTCAGGGGGAAACTGCGATTAGCAAGGGCAAGCAAGTCCTTGGCGATGTGGCGTCTAATGCAATCGCCGCGCCCGCTGGTAGGCTTGTGGGCGAAGTCCTGGGCATTGGCGCTAAGGCTGCGGCTCCATATGTCGCCCCAAAGGCCAAGGCGCTTGCTGACGCACTGTTTGCTAAGTCTGGCCCCGGTGTAAAAGCCGCTCGCGCTCGCACCGCCGCCATGCTTGAGCGTGAGACCGGCGAGGCTGCTGCGGCCCGCGCTACGGCCCAAGAACGCGCCGCCGCCCTAAGAGCGCAAAGCGAAGCCGATACCTTGGCCGCGTCTGGCTTTGAGCGCAAGGCTACCAAGGCTCAAGCCAAGGCGGCGCTACCGGCTCCTCGCGTCGGAGAAGTTAAAACCCTGAGCGAGCGCGGGGCTCCCGTTCGGGACGCTACGGTTGCTGCCCGTAGCAAAATCTATGAGAACCAGGTTTCTCAGGACAAGGTTTTGCGGGAAGCCGCTGATCTGGTGGTTGCCGACAATGAGGCGGCAGGCAAGTTCATTTCGGACCTTCCGTCTGCCAAAACGCTGCTTGGCGAAGTCACACAACGCATTACGCCTAATCCCGGCACTTCGGCCACGGCGACCGCGCTGCCTACACCAGAAGAAGGCAGAATCCTCAATGCCGTGCAGACGGCGATTAAGGATCGTCGTGTTCTTATCAGCGAGGCTGAGGCTCGCGCTGCCAGCGAGATTGACCCAGGATCGGTGTCCAAGGTTGGCGACAAATACGTCCGCACGTTTAAGACCACTTTTGAGGCGCTGGACAATTTGCGTCGTCGCCTTGGGGAATCGTTCAACGGCGTCCCCACTGGTTTCGAGGGCGTCCCAAACCATCTTGCCCGTGACATGTATGGTCGGGTTAGCCAAGTCCTAGACGATTACGTTGGCGCGGCTCGCGGTGAAGTTCAGGCCAACTGGAAGGCCGGGCTTCAGGCTCTTGAGCCCTACGACAACACGCGGCTAGGCAAGGCGCTGTCGGGCGTCCAGGGCGAAACGTCCGTGCCCAATACCTTTGCCGCTAACGTGCCTGGCAAGGTCATGGCAGGTGGCCGTGAGGCTGTTGAACAAGTCGGCGCATTGGCCGGGCCTCAAGCCCAAAAGCAATTCCTGCGTGATGAAGTTCAGGCCGCGATGGTTGGCCCCGACGGTGCGCCGCTCGACTATGACGCGGTTATTGCCAAGTTGGGCCAGAATACCAAGTTTGAAGACGCGCTAGCTGCCGATCCTGAATTGAAGGTTGCCGTGCAGCAGCATCTTCAGAGGCTGAATGATGCCAAGCTTGCCGGAACGCGGGCCGAGGCATTCACGGGCTTTGGCAAGGCTAGGACCAAGGCTGCCGAGACGGCAGCTAAGGGCGAGGCGGCGGCAATCAAGGAAGCGGACAAGGCTCAAAAGATTGGGCTTGAGGCGGTTGCTGACTTTGAAGGTCTAAAGGTTGCCGAGCCTCAAGAAGTGTTGACTAAGGCTGGTTCGGTTGCCAAGAAGCTTTTGGTGAACGGCAAAATAACCCAAGATGAATATGCAAAATTCCTGAGTGACATTGCCGCAACTGAGAAGGCTATGGGCGTCGAAAAAGCGCGAAATGAGGCCCTAAAGTGGGGCGCTCTTGTTCTTGGGTCTGCTGCAAGTGTTCGCTTTGGCGCTGAAGCCTTAGGCAACCAATTAGCTAGGACTATAAAGGGCGAATAATGTCATTCAACGGCTCTGGCACATTCCAAATCAACAGCGCGGGGCAACCTGTCGTCCCGAACACGATTATCAGTGCGACGGCGTTCAATGCGCTCACGGCTGACCTTGCGACGGGACTTAGCACCTGCCTGACCCGAAACGGGCAAAGCACACCCACGGCCAATATCCCGCTTGGTGGGTTCAAGCTGACCAACGTGGGCGCGGCTACGCTGGCGGGCGATGCGCTGTCGTTCGGCGCTGCGGCTACGGTGTCGGCATTGACCGTGACGGGCATTACGGGGCTTGTGAAGGCCAACGGATCGTCTGCGGCTACGGCGGCTACGGCGGGCACGGATTACGTTTCTCCGACCGTGGCGACCAATTTCACGGCCACACAGACGTTTTCGGGCGCGACATCGGCATTGGCTGCAAAGCTTTACAATGCCCTGGAGGGCGTGACGATCAGCGCCACAGCGGCGACGGGGACGATTGCCTACGATGTGACTACGCAGTCGGTCCTGTATTACACCACGAACGCCTCTGGAAACTGGACGCTGAACGTCCGTGGCAATGGCACGACATCGCTCAATGCGCTCATGGTGACGGGTGAGAGCATTACGATTGTGTTCCTTGTGACGAACGGCGGCACGGCGTATTACCAGTCGGCGTTTCAGATTGATGGCAATGGCATTACGCCTAAGTGGCAAAACGGATTGGCCCCAACTGCGGGCAATGCTTCGTCGATTGACGCTTACACCATCACGATTGTTAAGACTGGCGCGGCGACCTTTACCGCGTTGGCTGCCCAGACAAAGTTCGCCTGATGCCCCTGCAATCAACCCGCGCTACCGCTGCTGTCCGTGGTTGGGGCATGTTTGGGGGAGTTTCAACCACGCCAAATGTTGAATATCTGGTTGTCGGCGGCGGCGGCGGCGGCGGGGCGGCGCAAACTATTGGAAGCGGGGGTGGCGGGGCTGGGGCCTACCGCACTTCTACAGGATTCGCCGTTACTCCTGGAGTATCAATTACCGTTACAGTCGGCGGCGGCGGGGCGGGGGGGTCTGCGTCTTTTACTTCAAGTGGAGTAAAGGGGACGGATAGCGTATTTTCGTCCATTACAGCGGAAGGCGGAGGCTTTGGCTCTGCGTGGAGCGGCAACGGCGGCGGCGGTGGATCGGGCGGTGGGGCCGCCTGGACTGGCTCTGCGGGAACGGCGACAAACGCATCCTACGGGAACAACGGAGCTGCTTCTGACTTGGCTGGCGGCGGCGGTGGTGGTGGTAAGGGATCAGCGGGCTCCCCCCCTGCATCATCCGATGTAGCGGGCTTTGGTGGCTCTGCTCAAGCCTCGTCAATTTCTGGATCATCCGTAAATTACGCGGGCGGCGGCGGGGGCGGCATTCGAGACGGATATGGAATTACGGGGGGGACTGGCGGAAGTAATGCCGGAAAAGGCGGAGACCCATCCGAGGTTGGCGGTAATGGGGTGGCTAATAGGGGCGGCGGCGGTGGCGGAGGCGGCGGTGGCGGCGATGTGCAAGCCGGCGGCAGCGGCGGCTCCGGTATCGTTATCATCCGATACTCTGACGTTTACCCGCTTGCCACTTCCACCACAGGCTCCCCTAGCGTTTCAACGTCCGGTGGATACCGCATCTATCAATGGACTGGCTCAGGATCAATCACGTTCTAATCATGGCTCATTTCGCTGAACTCGACCAAAACAACATCGTCCTGCGCGTCATCGTCGTTAACAACGCGGATACAAGCGTTGACGGCTATGAGGTTGAGGCCAAGGGCATTGCCTTCTGCCAGTCGCTATTCGGCGCTGATACGCGGTGGGCTCAGACTAGCTATAGCGGCTCAAAGCGTAAGAGGTATGCAGGCGTGGGATACTCGTTTGATGAGCAACGTAACGCTTTTATTACGCCTCAGCCGTATCCAAGTTGGGCTCTTGATGCAGAAACTTGCGATTGGGTAGCACCTATTCCTATGCCGAATGATGGTGATTGGTATATGTGGGACGAACCAAATCAATCCTGGGTGAAAGTCACTACCGATGTCCCTTCTGTCTGACGCTGAGATTGAACACATTGCTGACAAGGCCGCTGAAAAGGCCATCATCAAGGTGTATGAACAGATTGGCCGGTCAGTTGCCCAACGGGTGTTTTGGTTCATAGGCGTCGTCTTTGTTTCGGGATGCGCCTTGCTCGTAGGTAGCAACATCCTGAAAGGATAAGGATGGCACTTTCTGACGATGAATTCATCGCCGCTTGGCAACAGGCCAAATGTTCACCTTCAGTCCTAGCCCGCATGATGGGCGTCCAGCCCCGCGAAGTTTACCGCCGCCGCAAGAATATGGCCGAACGCGGAATCGTCCTTGAGACTCATCCCGTCAATCTCGCGGGCGTCATACAATCCACCTACACACAGTCCTGGTCCTATGTCCGTGAGCGGACGGCGGAGGTCATTAACGGCCATGTCATTGTCTTCTCTGACGCACACTTCTGGCCGGGTGGCCGAACGCCCGCAAACGAGGCGCTGCTCAAACTCATTAAGCGGCTGAAGCCCGCCCGCGTCATTGCCAATGGTGACATCTTCGACGGCGCACGGATCAGCCGTCATGATCCGCATGGCTGGGGACAGCCCCCATCCGTCAAGGAAGAATTGGACGCCTGCTTTGAGCGAATGCACGAGATTGCGCTTGTTGCCGTTCGGGGAAACCCCTTGGATTGGAATATCGGCAACCATGATGCCCGTTTCGACCGGGCGATGGTCGTCAATGCCGCCGAATATGAGGGCGTCGTGGAACGCTTGGCGGATCGGTTCCCAGAATGGGAAATGGCTTGGTCTATCCGCATCAATGGGTCGGTCATGGTCAAGCATAGACAGGCCAACGGCGTTCATGCCGCCTACAACAATACACTGAAAGGCGGGCTGTCTATGGTCACGGGGCACTTGCATCGCCTCGCTGTGACGCCTTGGGCTGACTATACGGGCAGACGGTGGGGCGTGGATACTGGCACCCTGGCCGATCCTTTAGGTCCGCAATTTGAGTATCTGGAAAACAATGCTACACCTTGGACTTCGGGCTTTGCAGTCTTGACGTTCAGGGATGGCATGATGCTTCCGCCTGAACTATGCGAAGTCATAGACGGCGTGGCCTATTTCCGTGGGGATGCGGTGTGACAAAGGAAATCCAATGGTTCTGGCGCCGTCTGTTTACGTTCCTGTTCATGGGCGTGAACACGGCGACGATCTGTTGGATTGTGTCCAAGCTGGACGAACCGGACGCGCTGAAGTGGATTGCATTGGCTCTGGCCTTTGCGAACATACTCCTGGCCTTTGTCTACATGGCCGGGGCGACATTGGTTGATCTCACGCGGATCAAGCGCGAGGCTATCCAGACGGCGGCTGAAGTCAGGGACATTATCAGTTGAGACAATACGTCATCCTTGCTGAGATTGCCTTTGTCCTGATTGCAGGGGCGTGGGCTGTGTGGGCGAACAGGCAGGCCCATATTGAGCGTATCAAGACTGCGGAGGCTGTGGCGCAAGCCAGGGCCAACCAAAAGGCCCTGGAGGCTTTGGAAGCCTACAACAGCAGGACCGTTATCATTCGGGAGAAGGGCAATGCAGCCACCGTTCGGATCAAGGAATCGCCCAAGGCTGAGACGCCTGTGCCCGATGACGTTCTGTCTGCTTGGCGCGATGGTATTGACCAGTTGCGCGGCGAAAAGCCCGCCAGTCCTGACAATCCCGAAACCGTTCCTTGAACCCTGTATCGGTCCTGATACACCTGTCAAATCCATTGGCGACCTTGCCGTGTTCAGCATTAGGCAGGAAGTCGCGTTACAAGATTGCGAGGCCAAACGGGCGGGCCTTGTGAAGTTGGTCGAAGTCCCGAAGCAAAAGCCTTGGTGGAAGCTATGGTAGCCTCAAATTTTCCCGGTTCTCTACGTCTTGTCCTGAAGCACGAGGGCGGCTTCTCGAAACACCCGGCTGATCCTGGCGGGGCGACGATGCTAGGCGTCACCAAGAAGGTATGGGAAGCCTATACCGGCGAGACGGTGACTGAAGGCGAAATGAAGCAGCTTACGCCTGATGACGTTGGCCCGCTCTACAAGCGCAACTATTGGGACAAGTGCCGCTGTGACGATCTGCCATCCGGCCTGGATTATGCCGTGTTTGACTACGCGGTGAACAGCGGCGTCATGCGGGCTTCTAAGGTGCTACAGGCGACCTTGGACGTTGTGACGGACGGGATGATAGGCCCGGCCACGATTGCCGCTGCACGGGCTTCCGAGGGGCTTATTCAGCGGTATTGCGGCGAGCGTCTGCGGTTCCTCAAGGCGCTTCCGCATTGGCCGTCATTTGGCAAGGGCTGGGAGCGCCGGGTTAGAGAGGTTCAGGCGAAGGCGGTGGCGATGGCAACTCTGCCAGATGCTCACGCAGCAATGGGAGAAAGTGTTCGAGCCGCAATACTACGCGCCACGTCCCCCCGTTCTGGCGGAAGATGACGGTCGGGATTTCGCCGGGCTTCGTGCAGGCTTCCACCTGACGACACCATTTCATGATGGCAAGTGTCTCCTGGCGCTTGCATTCGATGCGGTAGGGTCCGACTTCAATGTCGTCGGCACCGTCTCGGGCTTGACCTAGCTTGCGCTTGACCACAAAGCCGAGTTCATCCGATAGCAGCTTGGCAAGTTCGTTTTCGCCGCGAGCGCCCTTGTTCCTGCTCATGCGTCCGGTCATGTCGTCCTCCGCGTGTTTGTAGGGCAGTCACGCTCTGCCTAGTCAAAAGGGATCGGGTCGTCAAAGGGAACGCCATTGTTATCCCCGACGGCCTTACGCTTTAGCTTGGTAGCTTTGGTCGAGTTGGACAGGCTGGCGCTCAGGGTATGCCCTGGACCGTTCTTGAACGTGGTTCCGTCCTTGGCCTCATACTCGACGTAGTTCACGCCGCCATCAACAGGCGTGGCCGGGACAAGCGGCGGGATGAACACATGATCCCCGCAACCCTTGCGCTGGTCGTCGGCGGTCAACACTTTACTATGTAAACCACAGGTCCATTGCCCACCATCAACAGGCGTTGAATGCGAGCAAGTGCGGCAATTCGCTTCAGGCCAGCCACCGTGATGACAGGTCTTATAGAAGTCGCACATCTTGCAGACCCAGTTCGCCGGGTCATTGCTGAAGCGTTCAGGCGGCGTTGACCGCGCAATGATATACGTCGCCCGCGTCTGTAGCGTCTTGGCGTCAGCCTCGTTGTAGTGGACCCACTCGACGTAAATCTCATCGGTGTCCTTGTTGACGGCGAAATACAGGGCTCGCTCGACGTTCATGAGCCGCATATAAGTCTGCATCTGTGCATAATGCTGCGGCTTGGCCGTCTCGACGCCCTTACTGGCAACCTCATGATACGACTTGGACCCGTGGGTTTTGACTTCAAGGATGGCCCAGGTCTTAGGCGCTTCAGGAAAGCCTCGCCCAATCCCGTCAATGGAGCCACCGAAATGACCCGACGCATCCCGGCATTCGATCTGCTTACCGCTATCCTCGGTATGCAGTTCAACGCCTATCCCACGCAGTTCCTCGTAAACACGCGGCTCCTCGCGCTTGCCCGTTCCGAATAGCCTTAGCAGGCGTCCGTTGAACGTAGGCAGATTGACCCACCGGAACACATACCAAAGGTAGCGGTCGCATTGGTGCCCGATCTGTGAGGCCCCCAGATGTTCTCTGTGTTCCTCCTTCTGTTGCTCATACCAAGCGTAAATCTCTTTCGCTGTGGTCCTCACAGGCTCGGGCACCGCGACCATGCTTACTTCTCCCAGGGCTTCTTAGCGGGGCTTGTGGGCACGTTCAAAACTTCATAACCAGAGTAATTTTTGGTTGGACTCGTCACCACCTTACGCGGAGCCGATGACGCGGACGAATAGCCCATGACCCGGTTGCGCGTGGTGTCCTTGCGGTCGATGTCCAGCGTCAGGGTGAACGGAATCTCAAGCAGTTGATCCGTGTCCTTCAGCGGGACTTGGCCTAGCGCGGTGGCAAGCTGGTTAAGCTGCGACCGGGCGATCTGGACCGTCTGTTCGGACGGGTTGTTGATGTTCAGGCGTTCCCAAATCTTGCGACCGGAAAAGTCCCCGTCCATGATCTCAATGGTGAGTTCGATATACTCCCCGTTGCCCGCCTTGGTCGGCTTGACTTCGGTGGAAGTCACGCAGGCGGTATAGTCGCCGGGAGGCAGCGGTTCCCAACCGGAGCGGATGGGCTGTGGCTCATAGGCGGTAACGTCAAAGTCGATTGCAGGCATGGTTTTCTGGTTCCTTAGTTGATTGCGGCTTCGAATTCATCCCAGGCCATAGGGATATGGTCGGGAAGGCTATAGCGGTTTTTCGCCATGTAGGCGGGGCGCTCATTGGTGTAGAGCAACCTTTCGCCGGTCGAAATCCCGCGATTGCTGGTTTTGGAAAACCCAACGTCGTCTTTCTTGACGAGGGTCTTGTAGTTGCCGAACAGCACCGCGTCGGCCCATTCCCGCAGGATGGCGCTAGACCGATCCTGTAGCTTGGGCTGATAGCGGTCATAGGGCTCGACTTCGGGGCTGTCGAAACGCTTGATGGCGCAATGCGCGATCACGATGACGGCCATCTTGCGGTCATTGCGGAGGGCGTTGAGGCCATCCAGAATTTCCCGCCAGCGGTTTGTCACCAGCACCGCACCCTTACCATAGGCGAGGTCTTTGGCGTCATGCTTGGCTTCGACTTCCTGCCATATCATGTTCTCAAGCCAGTCGGCTGAGTCTAGGACCACGGTGCGGAATTCGTGCGCCTCGCTGTAGAGCGTCCCGATAGCCTCCAGAACGTCATTAGACGAACGAGCAATCGGGAAGTGATCGACCTTAAGCGAGCCCAGGCCGTCCTCGGTCAGAATGAAGACAGGGTTGGGAGCCCCGGCGGCAAAGGTGGTCTTGCCGATCCCCTCCACGCCATAGAGCATGACGCGGGGGGCGGCAATGGCTTCGGATTTGCGGATGGATTTGAGGTCAAAGGACATCGACGGTGATCCCGGTTTTGGCTGGCTTGACGGTGATGTGTTCGGACATTTGGCGGTAAAGATCGGGGCGCATTTCGCGGATTTTGCGGATTTGCGGCTCGTTCAGTTTGGGCTCGTATTTGATGACTTGGAATTGCTCGGGCCATTGTTCGGTGAGTTCGTGCAGCGGCTCAAATTCGGCTTTGTAGGTCAGCTTTCCGATGACGGTGATTTTGTGCGTGGGCAGGGTGTGTGTTTCGCGGCCTTCTTCCTTGGCTCCGGTTATGGCGATGATGTCGGCTTCGATTGCGACGCGATGGGCGTTGGCTTCGATTTCGGCGGTCTTGGCTTTCACCCATGCGGAGGCGAGGGCCTCCAGGGCTGTTTCACGGTTTGACATTGGTTTCTCCTTCCAATGACCGAACCCTAGTCGCCCCCGTTTGGCGTGTCCAGACATTTTTTGCACAAATCGCTATTGCAGAAAATGCGCTTCCGGGCCTAGTGTGTGTGAAAGGAGATTTCCCCATGAATTCGATCCGAGGGCGTGAACAGCCCGCATACGATGTCGTCACTATGCTCGGCGGCGTCACCAAGGCCGCGACCATCCTGAACACCTATCCATCTACCGTATCGCGGTGGTTGCAACCCACAAGTAAAAAGGGCTCTGGCGGCAAGGTTCCGCTTAAGTATTGGAAGCCCATCCTAGATTATGCAGAGCAACATAAAATAAAGATCAGCCTTGAAACGCTGTTCAAGGGTTAACCCGTGGACAACAGCGAGTTTCTGCAACACGTCTATGGCGATTTGGGCGACGGCTACGGCTGGACGACTAGCTTTCGCGCCGACCCGAATGCCGCCGATGTCACAATGTGGGGCGGCAAAGCATGGCGGGCGACTGAGGCCCAACAGCGGCTAATTAACAGCCGGTCGGAAGATAACAATTTCTTCTGCGTCTCTGCCATGAAGGGCAAGGAGATTGCGCGGCGTAAGACACACTTTCACAGGCTATGCGTTCTCGTAGCCGACGATGCCGACATGACCGGCTTGGGGGCGCACCCTAGTTATGTAATCGAAACCTCACCGGGCAAGTTCCAGATTGGCTGTCTGATCGACGCGGATGATCCCGATGCTCGCGACCCGGCATTGATCGACCGCATCATGCAGGCAATGGCCCTGGACGGACTCGTTAAAGCGGATGCGTCGGGCAACAACCTGATTCGGTATGTCAGGCTTCCACAAGGCGCGAACACGAAGAAGCGGCCTAGCGGTGCCTTTGCGGCGCAACTGCGGCAATTTGACGCACAGCGGGTCTATAGCCTGGACGATGCCTGCATGGTTTTTGGCATCAACCTTGACCGATTGCGCTCTGAAACGGTGGTCCCGCTACGGCGCGAACTAAAGCCACGGTCCAATGCCGCACAGCTTGTTGAGGCACTGGTTACGCCAAATCTGGATGAGCGTAGCTATCATGATCCGCTTTTGAAGCTGACCGCTAGGCTCACTAGCGAGGGCGTGAGGCCCGACACAACCGTTGAGATGGTCACCGGGCTCATGCAGGCCGGGAAGCCCCCTGAAGGGCCGGAATTGCGGCGCTGGGAGGCCCGTGTCCAAGAAATCCCACGGCTGGTGCATGGCGCTCAGAAATTTGCCCCGGAGCCCGCTTTTGAGCCCGGCGAACTGATCCGAACGGCTAACGATGTTGGCCGCGAGTATGAAGACATTGACTGGATTGTGGATGACCTGATCCCCGAACAAGCCGTGGGCATGATTTTCGGTGCGTCTGGCACGTTCAAGTCGTTCATCGCCATCGACCTGTGCTGCCATATGGCAAACGGGATGGACTTTATCGGCAAGGAAACGCGCAAGGCCCCGGTCTTGTATCTGGCTTCCGAAGGCGGCGCGGGTATCTATCGGCGGATTCAGGCTTGGCATAAGCACCACGGCTTGCCGATCTCCGACGACATTTGGCTAGTGACGACACCGCTTATTCTGACTGTGAAGGAGCAGTTAGAAGCGTTGGTTGCGGCCATGCACCGAATGAAGGTGAAGCCCGCCCTGGTCGTGATCGACACGCTATCTCAAACGTTCGCGGGCGATGAAAATTCATCGAACGACATTGCATCCTATATCCGCGCCATCAATACGGACGTTCGGGCACAGTTCGGATGCTCCGCTATCATCATCCACCATACCGGCCACAATGCGTCAGACAGGCCGCGTGGCTCGTCTGCCATGATGGCAAACTTGGACTTCCTGCTAGGCGTGTTCAAGCCTGATCCCGAAGCTCCAACGGCTCGCGTCACGGTCGCCAAGCAAAAGGATGGGGATAGGCTGGAGGACATGTATTTTACAATGGAGCCTATGCCGCTTGGCGTGAACAAGAAGGGCAAGCCCGCGTCGTCCCTGGTTTCGACCTATAACGATGCGCTACGGGCGGCGGGCGGCAAGACCAGCAAGTATGACATTGTGTTAATGAACCTACTCGAAAGCGGCAAGATCGTGTCGGAGGACGACATGCGAAACGCAATCAGAGACGAAGCGGAATGCAGCGCGGCGACTGCCCGCCAAGGCGTCAGGCGCTCGCTTATGAAGCTGGTGAATGCTGGATACGTTCGCCGCGCCGGGACCGACGCCTGGAAAAAGGCATAAAAAAGGCCCCGCCGCCTGGAGGAGAGGACAGGCGACGGGGCGGCGAGGAAAATGTCTATCTCTCAACTCGCGGAGGTCTTTTATACGCTTTCGAGTCTCCGCGCAACGCCATCGCTCGCTTTATTTTGTTCCGGCTAACGGCCTTACGCATCGGCCCGCCTTCTTCCCAGGCTTTGTATGCGGCTTCCCTGCATATGCGGCTAAATTCCTCGGGGTTGTCTTTAACCCACTGTTGCGCGGCCTTGGTGTTAGTTGTCGAGTAGTCCTTTCGCAAAGCGATCAGGGCTTGATAATACACCCTGTCGCCGCGTAGCTTTCCTTTGCTGGACTTGCTGCCCTTATAGCGGCCTTCCGCCATCTGTTCCGGCGTCAGCCTGTGCTGGTTTGGACGCTTGTCCCTCTTGGGAAGATATCCCCACTCGAACATCTTTTTTCGCCTGTAGCCTGTAGATTCGACCTAGCACCGCGCTCCGGGTCTTGCCCATTTCTTGCGCGATCTGTCGAGCAGTATAGCCCTCTTGCCGCAAGGCGCAAAGGGTAGCGTCCTCCTGGGGCGTCCAAGATACCGGGCGACCAGCCATTTTAGTCTCCATACAAATCTTGTTGTTGGGCTTTAATTTCCCATCGCGGAGGGCATTGCGCGGCGTCCCACCGCGTAGCCATAGCCAAAGCAGAATTATGGATTAGGTGATGATTGCGGGCTATGTCTGTGCTGTCCAAGCTGGAGAAGGGATAATGATGCAGGGCCAGTTGCATTCCCCGCAACATATGCAGCCAAGGAATGCGCTTATGGCGCTTCGCAAGTTCATTAAACGCCTCATCCATACGCCTACGCCATGCAGGGCCTAAAACCTGCCAATGCTCGTCTGTAGAGCCTACACACACACGGGGCCATGCGTCACATAGGGCAAGAAGCCGAGAAATAGGCTCCCCCGTATGCCATACGGGAGCGCCGCGCTGGCCGTGCGGCCATTCTCGAATTAGCGCGTCCTGTTCCTGGCTTCCAGCATCAATCACGTCTGGAATTACGGCCCAAGTTGTTTGATAGTCTAGCCATTGGTCACACCAAGAATAGTATGCTGTCCAATTCGTTTGCCGGCCCGTAGTGTGTTTAGAAAAAGCGCCATTGTCCAGCATCACGGACTGACCAATTGCATGAACTGTTTTGACTTGATCTGGCCTAGCGTGAGACACGCAAAAATTACGGCCAGAAATGCTTAAAAGCACTTCGTTTGGGGTAATCGGGGTGCCGTGGTAGTGAATCGTCATTCGCGAGAGAGTTCAGCCGCGACGGCAACGCCAGTTTCATAGTCCCCAACGATCCTGTGCGCGTGGTATCGCAACCAAGGGGAGATCGTTGTCTTGCTGTCAGCGACGACCACAACCGGCTTCCCGATCTGCCACGCAAACAGCACTTCCATTGACGTTCCAACGCTCGGCTTGTCGTAGCTGACCAAAACCGCGTCGCATCGCTGAATGTCGATCTTGTCGAGTTCCACGATGTCCCGATAGGCGACCGCTTCCTTGCCGCGATAGTCCCGCCGCATAGGGTCCAGGGTTTCGCCTGCCCAAAGGCTTTTGACATGCTCGCGCCAGCCCGTTGCCTGTTCGTCCGTGCAGCCATTGATCGGCCCGCATAGGTAAAGCGTGGTCATATTTCGATCTCCTTTGTTTGTGCAATCCACACAGCCCCCAAGCCTTCCGCCTCGCGCCATACCTCAACGCGGCAAGCCTTGACGGCAGCGCCCAGGTGGCCCGCGAGGTCTTCGGATAGGGTCAGATGCGCGGGCAGTTCCCGGTGATCTAGGGCAGACGCCCATTTCCGCAGCAACCGTTGCCGCTCCAGAACGTCCGTTCCGTCATGCGGCCAGAAGGCCCGAACCCGCCAAGTGTGGCCGTGCAGTTTTCCGGCAGCGTTTCGGTGAGCTGACGAAAGGTGAGCATCTGCCCATTGCAAGGTCACAGCCACGGCGCTTTCCATGTCGTGTTAGGCCAGCCATCGAAGCGCCGTTCAGGCCCGCCATAGTTCTGGTCATCGGGCAGTTGCAGCGGCTCGCGGCGGGGTTTGGGCTGGCCGAAGATGGCGCGGAGGATGTCGTTGAGCAGCCAGCCTCGGTTCACTGGTCAGCCCCCTTGAGCAGATTGCGCAGCGCGAGAAGCAGTTGATCTAGGTCAACGGCGTTGGGCCGCTGAAACTCGACGTATGCGATGGCGTCGGACACTCCAGCCTCCAGCGCCTTCGCCCGTTCCTGCTCCTGTTCTCGGGCCATGCGGGCTCCGGCGAGGTAGCCGATTGCGGCGACGCTTTGGTCCCATTCCCCGGCAAGCACTTTTTCCCCGTGATCGCGGTGGCCTTGGAGGGACTCCCACTCCCGATACGCCAACACATCCGGGTCAACCGGCGGCGGCGGGGTCCAGCCTTCGCGGGCTAGGCGGGCGGCGATTTGGGCTATTGAATCATTTGTTGGCTTTGTTTCAACGTATCGAATTTCCCAAGCCTTATTAGCCCGGGCCTTGTCCAGTTCTTCATTGGTCATCGTGCAGTCTCCTCAACAAAGCGATAGCGGATAATCTCCCCAGTGTGCCACTCAAAAGCGCCTGCCAGGCCAACCCGGTTGACGTAGTTCCGCGAGCGGACCTCAACCCGTGCATTCGCAGGCGGTGGGCTGTCGCCGTCCACCCAATTGATCCAGGCCTCCGCAAGCAAATCCTCCAGGGCATTACGAATGCGAACCGCATTTGCCGCCGCGATCATATACTTATCTTGTGCGCGGTCGGCCAACTTTTGTGCTTCGGCGTGACGAATGCGAAGCTGGTTAATCTTGTCTATACGTTCTTGCTCGGTCATTTATCTGTCCAGTTTACTTGAGTTTGAACCACAACGGATTGCGTTTCAGTGGCGATCAGAAAGCGGGTTTGGGGGCAAGACAGGGCGGCGCGTTGGGCCTCATCGCGGGCGTCATTCAGGAAATTGGTTGCCATATGCAATTCCGGGTTTTCGCCGTTATAGCGAATGACAAAGTATTTTGTCTGGGTCATCTAATCAGCCCCCCACAATCGCGGCAAACGTGACGGCCAGCAAAGCAAAGGCCAAGAACGCGCCAATCGTGAACAGGCACTCGAAAGCAAGTCTCAGATAGGTCATTTTGTTTTCTCCTTCATAAGTCGGTGATAGCGGCCAATAACCGCGTTGGTTGTTCGGTCTAAGTGTTG